CGTAACTACTACCGGGTTCTTGTCTTACATTATTGATAAACAGAGCAATTTCATTTTCATTTGCTACGGGGTAATCAAGCGTAAATGTATCAGTGGCACTTGTGGTAAAGTGCTGTACTGCAAATGAGGTATATGCCTCTGCTGGTTGTACTCCAATGTATGCCAATTAATTACTCCTTATGCTGAAATTGTGTCGATGTATGAAACCCAAACATCACATGATGATGCGGTATCAGATACTATTACTAGGTCATCACCTGATTGCATAACAATCTTAGACCCTGCGTCTACCAGTTCCACTGATGAATTTGGTGGGATATTAATACCCTTAACGAGATAGTAGTTATCATCGCCACCCCCATCATTGTGAGTGATATATACATCAACCTGAATGGTTGAACCTAAGATATTAGCTAATCGGATACCAATAATAGCGTCATCTGAATCGGATGTAAGAATTGTCGCAGGTGATGTACCTACGTTTAATCCTACTGCTTTTTCAAAATCCTGTGCCATTTATTCCCCCTTATATAATATTATATTGTCGCTCATGAATCTGTCAATTATAAAGCCACTGCCATAGCTATGGCGAAACCTTGTGATGCTCCAGCACTAGGTAAATTAGTTAATTGGCTACCATCGACTGCAGGTAATCGAGCAGAACCATCTAATTGAACTATGTTATTAGCACTTGTACCCACATCTAAAACTGCTGCTGTACCTAGTCCTAAAGTAGTTCTTTGGGCTGAAGCATCAACATCATCAATCAATGCTCTACCCGCACTGGTTAAATCAAATAAAGATGCAGTGCCTGAGCCTGTAAAATAGATACCTTTATCGGCTGCTGATACTAATCCTGCGATAGCTGATAATTCTGCATCACTAGCTTGTTTACCATCAATCTGTGATTGAATACCTGAGGTAACACCATTTAGATATCCAAACTCTGTATTGTCTACTGTACCACCTGCAATCTTTGTAGCATCAATAGCGGCACTAGCGTTAATATCGGCATTAACAATAACGCCTGAACTAATAGCTGCGATACCTGTATCGGCAATAGTAATATCACCTGAGACTACATTATCTATCCATTTAGATGTTCCTGTATCATAGAATAATAATGCACCGTCAGCAGGTGCTGTAATATTAACATCTGTTAATTCTGATAATTCGTTAGCTGTTGCTACAGAGTTATCTACGTATGCCTTAATAGATTCAGATGAAGCAAGTGTTGTAGCACTGGCTGTAGCAAATGTGTCATCATCTAAGAAAGCTGTACCTGAAACAGAAGTATTTAAAACTGGACTGGTTAAAGTTTTGTTTGTTAATGTATCAGTAGTTGCTCTACCTACTAATGTATCTGTTGAAGTAGGTAATGTAAGAGTTCCTGTGTTTGTAATACTAGATATAACTGGTGATGTTAAAGTTTTATTTGTAAGTGTTTGAGTTCCAGTTAAAGTAGCAACAGTAGAGTCAATAGCCACAGTCAATGTGTTTAATGAACCTGATGTGTCAATACCTGTTCCACCTGCAATAGTTAATGTCTCACTATCTAAATCTATAGATAATGCTCCACCACTATCACCTTGGAAATCTAAATCTTGTGCTGTTACTTGAGAATCAACATACGCCTTAATAGCTTTTGCTGACGCTAGAGTATCATCACTAGCAGATACACTCGATAAATCTGTATCAAGAACACCTGCTTTAAGATTATCTACTTCAATATTTGATAAAGTATTATTATCAGCATTAATAGTTTTATTGGTTAGTGTTTGTGTGCCTGTCAGTGTAGCTACAGTAGAATCAATAGCAAAAGTTACAGCATTACCACTACCACTTGTATCAATACCTGTACCACCTGTAAATGTTAGGGATTCAGAATCTAAATCAATACTTAATGCACCCCCCGTATCTGCTTGAAAGTCTAAGTCTTGAGCAGTTACCTGAGCATCAATATATGTTTTGATAGCTTTAGCTGAAGCCAAAGTATCATCACTAGCTGAAACAGAAGATAAATCTGTGTCAACAGAAGTTATACCAGTAGAAGAACCAATAACTAAAGTATCAATATTAGCAGTACCATCGAGATATAAATCTTTAAACTCTAAAGCACCTGTACCTAAGTCGATATCATTATCGGTGACGGGAACAATAGCACCATCCTGAAATCGAAACTGTTCTACAGGCGAACCGCCTACTTCTACAAATACACCAAATCTATTATTAGATGTATCTGAAACTATTTTATTATTAGCATCTAAGTCAGCAATAAGAGGTACGTAACCCCCTTCACCAGCAGTACCATCATGTTGGTGTCCTGTTGATGCAGCAAATGCAGCTTCTACCTGATTAAATTCATTATTAAAGTGACTTGCTTCAATAACGGAACCGTCAGTAATACTAGCTGATTCCTGCCTTGTATATGTTGTTCCCATTTATCTTCTACCTCCGGGTATAAATTCTAATTGATATCCTTTAAATGATATTGGTAAGTTAGATGAAAAGTCTTCTACACGTAATGCTACTGTAAAGCCACTTCCTTCTACTGATTGTCTTACTAAGTTTGCACCTGATGAACCATAAACAGCAGTCCCATATGTTGATGCTGCCAATCCATAAACTGCAATACCTGCACCTGTTGATAATGTATAGGCGTCAGGTTGAGGAACTTGAGGACTATCAAAGTCATAACGAACTTTAAAGTTTGCACTAACATCACCTTCATTCTCGTAGTTCCAAATAACTCGTTGCATACTTTTTCTAATGCCCGGGTCACCCATTGTCATATCAGGGGTTCTATAGAAAGCATCAATAGTCTTGGTTGTAGATGCTCGAATAAAAGAACTTCCTGATTCTTGCTTATATACATAACCATCATATCCACCTGATATAATTGTTTCATCATCACTAATAAAATCAGAGTCAGTGGATGATGCTTTTAAACCTATTAATTCAGAATACTCAAATCCTGCTCCACCTTCAGGCTGACCTTTAATAACACAGATTAATCCTTTAGCTGCATTTTCGGATTGGTCAGCACTAGTAGGATAAAACAACCGATATTGTGATTTATTTCTAATAACAAGTGAATTAATATTATGATTAGTAATCTTATCAATAATTTGTTGTACTTGTTTAGATATTGTGCCTAATTCTACGTCACCAATTCTATCTGTACCGGCAATTGTTCTTAGTCCGTCTGGTGCTAAGAAAATAACATCACCACCAAATTCCTGAATACTTCTACCATCTAAACATCCAATTTTTCGAGTAACAGGTTGTAATTGAAAATCTGCGGAAGATGTTCCTACAATTTTAAATATTTCATCATTACAAAAAATAAATAAATTATCACGGAAAATTTTAAGTCCTACTACAGGGGAATCTACTCGTATTTCACCGCCACCATTAACTGTTGTAAAATCATTAGTACCAAAAGGTGACATAAATTTAACAGAATGAGGATTGCTAGAATCACCTGAAAAGAATATATGATTCTTAAATACTTCTACATATTTAAAATTAGCACTACCCGTTGCATTAACATTAGTTACAGTATAACTGCTGTCAACAATTCGGGGTGTTGATGTCCCAGAACAAATAATAATGTTATCAGTACCATCAAAATTGAATTTTCTAAACTCATAGTTTTGTGTTGGTGTTCCTAATCCTGTAATTAAACTTGTCCAACTTCCTGAACCACTGGATGCATAACGAATACTTCCTCCTCTTCCTGCTAATACAACATTATTAAAAATAGCAGAAAATACTACACGCTCTGTTGATGAAGAAACAAAAGGAACAACATTAGTATTAAACTTTGTCGTACCTAATATTTTTTTATATCCACCGGCAATATCAGGTTCAAAGTTTTTTAACTCTAAAGCTTCTCCCGGAGACATAGAAAATACATCTCTATTAAGAACTAATCCACCTGAACAACTTACTATTGCAGGGGCTATATTAGAAGTATCAGGCATTAATTAACTAAACCTCCTGAAGATACAGTTCTAAGATTAACTCTTAAATCTCTGATATAATCAGGCTTGTTTAGCATTTCTATTCTAATTCTTTTTACACCATCTTCATATTCTGCATTTGCTATATTTGCCATAGGTACATCAGAACGTAATTTATATAAATAATATTTTGCTCTATTAACTATAACATGATGATACCTAGCAGGAAGTAGAGGTTCATCTGTATAAGCACTTAAATCTGTATGTGTTTTAAAATATTCATAAACAATAGTATAAGTATCTTTATCAGGAATAGGAGTTAAACCAAAGCTAGTATGATTTTGTGTTCTATAAACTCTCTCAGGCTTTGAGTAATTAGCATTAATTGCAAAATCACTATCTGTATTACTTCTTAAAAAATCATCATAGGAAATGTATCTTAATTTAAATGGTTGAAAATCTTCTGCTAATTTTACAAAATCAACATAATAATCTGCACTAGCAGTGTTAGATAAACTAATATAAATAGTAGAAACTGTAGGTGTAAATAGTACAGTTAATATTTTACCATCACCTACATTTGTCGGAGTAACAACATTACTACTAATACTGTCATCTCCTGATGAAGTTCCTATTTTAACTGTAACTGCTCCACCTAAAACTCTTGCAACTAATTGATATTGTCTATTAGTAGTAACAGTAACTGCTTGAGTAACTTCAGAAGCATTTAGTTTAATTCTTCCATTACCTAAAGATGAATATTCAGGTGAACCTGATACTGTAGTCCAATTGGATATATCACTTGTAAATTCAGGATTAGATATAACTTGTTTAGGTTTTAGATAAAAAGATTCAAAATCTACTTTACGCATATCAGCAGGTAAAGTGTATTCTTGTTGTCCTGCATTTGTATCTTGAGTAGTAGAGGTATGTAACCATGCCCACTCTAATTCTGCATTATATAAATCAGAAATAGCTTTATTAACAAAACCTTTAACAGAAGTCTGAACACCTCTACTAGCTGTAAAGTTTGTGCTAGTGAGTTCTACTTCATTCAGTTCTCTTAAGACATTGTTACATAAAGTTAAATAATTCATCTATACCCATTTCCTTTTTTGTTGACGTTTCTCTCTGCTTTCTTTTTCGGCAGTAGAAACTTTAATTAAACCTTTCTTTTCTAAGGTATCTCTTTCTCTATACCCTTGTTGTACCATCATACCTAAATGGTCTCTTAATTTATTTTCATTTCTATCTAAAATACGAAGCATATTAGTAGCAGCAGGTATTCTAATTATATTTTTAGTAAGGGGTTTATCTCTATCTTCATAAGATAAATTTTCTTCCCACACTTTACCTGTCTTTGTATTTTCGTAAATATATATTGGCATTATGGTAAGTTTAAAGGGGGAATAAATCCCCCTTTATTATTTATTGATTATGCAAATGTGGATGTCTGTGAATCAGTGTCAGCTAGTGTGCCACCATCATCTAAAGACATTACACAACACCATACTCTAACTTTAGCATCAATTGCACCAGTACCAATTGTTAGTCTGATTGCATCTGCTGCAGAGTAAGCGTAATTAGCATCAAGAGTAGTCATTTGACCTGTTGCAGCTACGGTTGCAGCAGCAGCATATTGGTCAGCATCTACACTATCACCAACTGCAATAGTACCTGAGTTACCAGCACCATCGGCAGTTAATACGTCTACGCCAGCAGCTAACACTAAGGAGTTAGCAGGAATAGGTAATACATCAAATGTATCGCCTGTTGCATTTGTAGTAGAAGAGAAATCTACTACATCTGATATTACTCTTGGAATACTAGAACCCCTTTTAGAAGGGATGTTAGTAGAAGTAATATTACTATTATAGTTTGTAGGCATAATATAATTCCTCCTCTATTAGTCGATTAAAATATGCTCAGCAAGTAGAGCATCAGTTCTTAGTACTTTTCTTCCGAAAACGTGTAAACCACGTACAACGTCAGCAAAAGAATCAGGGTCTCTTACAACTTCAATCTTAGCAATGTGATTTGCTGTTGAAGCAGCAGACATATGACCTGACATTACCTTCTCATAGTTATTTGTTGAAGAAGCAGGTAAGTTATTGCTCATGTAAAGCATAAAACCACCAATGTTTCCTTCATACACTTTACCGTTTCTTAGAACGCCATTAGCGTCTCCTGAGAAACGAGTGTCAAGTAACTTAGAGTCAGTTTGCTGTAATTGCTCGTAGAAAGCAGGTGAAGCGACAAACCATCTGTTTTCAAATGGAATATCTGCTGCGTTTAGTCTCTTAGAGTGATTTGCCATTAAGTTTAATGGGTCAATCTCAGATGTACCAAAACCTATGTCTTGTCCTGAACCGTCTGAACCAATAGTTGTTCCAGCGTTTGAGAACATATTAGACAATACGTTAGCATCATATGAGTTTTTAAGAGCATATGCACCAGATGAAGTTGCAACACTTTCAAAGTTAATGTGAGAGTGTCTCTCTTCGATGTCGTCTACTTTAAATGCAAACGCACTAGCTTGGTCAACAACCAAAGTAATTTGGTCATCAGCTAAGTCTTGTGGGTTTACTACTGAACCTCTTGTATAAGCTTGTACGCTTACTACAGGTTCTTTGATAATTTTAACAGTATCGCCAAAATTTTCAATTTCCCCAGCGTAATCTGTATTTGTGATATCCTCAACAACAGACGCTCTTCTGAAGAACTTTTGAACTTTTTGACTATATATCTGTGGGATAAAATTATCGTTTGGCAAATTTCCGTAACCGGAACTTCTTGATACTGCCATGTTATTTACCTCCTAAGGTATTATTATATATAGTTAGTTAAGTTGTGATTCTTCCTTCTCGTTTAGCAAGGTCGATTTCACTTTCTAACTTATCAAACTCATGAGGTTTAAGTTTAGAGATTTCTTTTAGACTCCAGACTTTTTTATCTTTTATCTTGTTTTCGTCTCCCACTCTTGTTTTGGTTACAGCTTTTGCTGCTTCCATTTTAGCTTCCGCACTAGATACTTTTGCTTTTTTAGATAGACCTATATCCATCTTATATAAATCAATTGCTCTAGCAGCAAGTTTGGCATTATCAAAATTATTGTATAACCAATCTTTAATCATGTCATCTTGCTCTTTAGCCCACTCATGAAAATTATCATCAGCTTTAATTTCATAAAAATCAGGGTGTAATTTTAATATTTCCACCTCTGCTTTTTCTCTAGCTAAATTTAATTGAGCATTTTTAATCTCTTCTAATTTAGCTTCCACAGCTTTTGATTTTTCATCAGCTTCCTCATATGCTAATGTTTTCATAACATCATACATTTCAGGATTCTCTTTTCTCCAATCATCTAATTCTTCCTTAGACATTTGGGGAAGGTAGGCTTTTTTGGTTGCTTCCTCGACTTGTTTTTTAAGTCTTAAAAGTTCATCTTTATGCTTTGAGATAGTTGAATCGTGGTGGCGTTTAAGGTCGTCATAGCGTTTCTTAAACACTCTATCTTCAGCATTTGCAGGGCGTTGTTCTTCAGGAGTAGCCTTAGATGTTTCTTCGGTGTCCTTGTCAACGGTAGCTGCATCCTGAGTATTGGGTTCATCGTCTTTCCAAATATCCTCACGGTCTTTGTTTTTGTAAGGTTTTGGACTTCCTAATGATTCAGACTTAGTCTCAACATTTGTTGATTCTGTGCCTTCCTCAATAACTTCAGTTTGCTTTTCTTCTTCGTTCATGAATAACTCCTTTAAGTTACGAGGGCTGCGAACGGTAACAGGTAGCTCTTATTTTGTCGTAAAAAATAAGGGGGCTAGGTTATCCTAGGTAGCCCTTTTAAACACTAGAGAAATTCTAGTGCTTTCCTACGTTAGTAGAAACTTGTTAAAATCCCGGTCTGTTAGTTCCGGTAGGTGCTTTTGATGTAGTAGATTTATTTTTATTAGAACTAACTAATCCACTTCTAGTTCCTGAACCACTAGATGATGAAGAGGATTTACTACTTCCTCCACTAGATGATGATTTAGATGAAGAACCACTAGAATAATTTCTTCCGGGTGGTCCTGAAGACCCTGTTCCTGCTTTAGGAGTACCAGAAGTCCCTGTTGGATAATTTCTTCCCGGAGGTCCTGATGCTCCCGGTGTAGATGGGGGTTTAGGAGTAGTAGTTGGAGCAGGTGGAGGTGCAGTATCTCCTCCTCTTTCTTCTTCTCTCTTTTTTAATAATTCATCTATGTCATCTAATAATTGTTTTTTTTCTTCGGTCATTATATCAGGAGTAGTAGCTTTACCCTTGGGTTCTTCAACCTTACCTACATTTTTATTTAGTTCAGTCATTGTTCTATTATAATCATCTTTAAATTGTTGATTATAATAAGGACCAAATAATCCTTTTCTATCTAAATCTAAATCCTCACCTGTTTGGAAAGCAATTAAAGCTGCTGCTGCTCCTTTAGTACCAGACTTAAGAGCATTAGTTATAGTATTTTTACTATTATCATCGCCCATTGCTATTGCCATATCTGCTATAAAAGCATCAGCATCGGCTCTATCTAATTTAGAAAGTTCTCCTAATAGGTTATCATTACGTCTTATATAATTACCGCTAGCATCTCTGTATCCGCCTGATAATAAGTTTGACACTGTTGATGCATTTTCTCTGTAACTATTCATTTTATCTTGGTCTACGTTAAAGGTATACATTCCTTTAGCTTCCGTAATATCACTACCAGTTAAAATTCCTGCGTATTTTAATTTATTAAGAGTTCCTTCGATAATATCTTTTTCTGCATATTTAAATCCAGCACCTAAAAGAGAAGGTAAACCATATCCACCTTTCTCACTAATAGCATCAAAGTTTACTGTTAAAGTACCATCAGTTAATTTTAAAGCACCCATAGAATCATAATAACCATATTGTTCTGTACCCGGAGTAAATATACTAGACATTGTCTTAGCCATTTGCATTGGGTCTTGACCCGGACCGAAACGCTCCATCATTTCCCGTTGCTGTCTTTCAGCAAAACTTTCGCCTTTATCTCTCTGCTCAACAATAGGTGTAGCAGGTTGAGTTACTTGTGCAGTAGGTTGTTCAACAACAGGGGTTGTTGGTACTGTTACATCAGTAGGTAATTTAACTTTTTTTGGAGCAGGCGGGATAAACATTTTATAACCTTTTACAGGTTCATACTGTTCTTTCCAATCTTGTGTTTGTTCATCAAAATTAAGTTTTACTCTACCTTGATTATAAATACCATAATCCTGTTTTTTTACTTCTTGAGATAAAGCTTGTGATGTTTCTGTTTCTGCCATTTTATTTACTATTCACTTGTTCCTTGAGGGCTAGTATTTGGCGAAGAGAATTGAGCTTCCCCTGTAGTCGGAACACTTCCAACTCCAATGTTGCCACCTCCAACGCCCGTTGCGTCAAGCGGATTTGCTCCTGTAGGTACTCCTCCAGCACCGCCCATGCCGGGGATTCCACCAACATTCCCAGTTGTTTGAGTTGCATTTTGACCTCCCATCATTTTTATATATAATGCTGCTTTCTCAGGGTCATTAATAACTTGTTCAGGGTCAATATCCATTGACTTAGCAATCTCTTTAAGTATTGTATGAAACTTTACAAAAGGTGCTAATGCAGGATTTGATGCCACTTGCATAAATGTCATTAATCTTTGTGACCTTACTTCTTTTTGCATTAAAGATGATGTACCTCTTGCTTTAATAACTAAATCTCCTCTAATCTTTTTTGAATCTTTATTAAATTGCATATTCCATGCGAATAGAGATTCGCCTAATGGTCTTAATAGATAATCATCAATATTTTTTATAACTGTTTTAATATTTAAAGCTGCTGCTCCTAATAGCATTGACATACCTGCAGCAGTTCTTGTAGTCGATTGTATTCCTGTTTGTCCATGAGAATAAGAAGGAATACCTGTGGACTCATCCGCTAACTGTCTAAATTTATCAAACATCATTAAATTTTCATTTGCTGTATTTGGAAATTTAATACCATGAATAGCTTGACCAGTTTGTCCACTTTGTCTTCTAAATATTTTACCCGGATAAACAGACATATCTTGTCCCGGCACTAACATTGTTTCATCAACGTCAAAAACTAAATTACCTGCTAGTGCTAAGTTATCAATAGCCATACGTGCATGACCATTCATAATTTGTTGAGAGTCATCCATATTCTCAGGAATACCTACACCAAAGAATTGATAAGGATTAATTTCATACGGACAAACCATGTAGGGTAATCGAGAAGGTGTAAATGGATTTAATACTAATCTTAGAATATGACCATTACATACCCAAGCATTAATATCGACTTCATTTAAAACATCTATATCATCTTCATTAACTATTAAACCTGCTTCTTCGGCAAGTGATTTATCCATTTTGCCCCAGTACTCAAATACCTCAAATCTATCTTGCTCATAATCTGCTTGATTTTCTCTATCATATAAAGCTGTTTCATAACTACGTGCTTGATAGTTTGGACCACCTTCAATACAATTTCTAATAGCATTTTCTCTAAAGAAAGGTCTATTTAATAAATCACGCATATCGGAGGCTGTAAGTTTATGTCGCTGAATAACATAATTACAATCTTCAATAGATGTAGCATTAGGGTCTTGATAAAAATCCCAACAGCTAACTGCCTCTATCTTAGGAGTTAGTTTTGTTTTAGGATTATAAAATAATTCATCTGAATCATCTTCTTTATCCCAGCTATGTAATTTCTTTTCATAGTTGAATGGACCTTTTAATATTCCTGTACCTAACAGTGTCATTTCAAAAATGATATGTCTAAATACAGTAGAAGCTAAGGATTCATCTAATTGGTCATGAATCACTTTCTCCATATTTTCTGCTGCTTCTCTTGCAGGTTCAATTTGCACCATTGATTTCAAATCAGGTGCAGGACCTTCTTCAAAAGGTAATGAACCATATTCTTCTTTTAAGCCGCCTAAGATTTCATTAATAGTTGTACCGGGTTTGATTTCTTTACCATCCCCCGGATAACCATAAGGACTTTGGGCTTGGGCTTGCTGTTGATTGTCAGGCTTTAAGTGGGCATACTTTGAAGCACCTTCTGGTATAGTTGTCGGTTCTATACCAATAGGAAACTTTCCTTGAGAAAATAAAACTTCAATTATTTGACCGTAAGCAGCTAGAACTTTTGTTTTTGTTATCTTAACAAATACTTTAGACTTTTCGTTTTCACGAAATGCTAAATCAGAACCATAGATTCCTCTATAGTTTCTGTATGCTCTTAACCATCTTTTCTCATCAAATAATCTTGCGTCTTCAGACTTTTTAAATTTCTCTTGGATTAATGCACCAAGACCATAGATTTCTTGTTCTTCTTCTTTTAAAGAAGCAGCGTTATCTGTGCCTGTATCTATATCGTTCGTTATTGCCATTAAATGGTATTAGAGTTCACCTTGAGAATATTTTTTCAGTAAAGATTTATCTAATGCATATTTACCTGTTTTAGGATAAGCAATGTTTTCTCCGCTTTTCATAGCATCTGCTGGGAAAGAACCACCTTGTGTTAAAAGACTATTCTTTACAGCACCATCTGCAGAAGAAGACATTTCACCTTGCTTGTATGTTTTACCTAATTCAGATTTAACATCCATTTGCATTTTGCTTCTTTTCATCATTTTTGTTTTACTCCTTTTAAGTTTTTTTGTATGTAAGGTAATAACCAAGGGTTATCGACCAATACAGTTGTTAGTCCATTCGCAATAGTATTGCAAATTCTTTCTTCTTCTCTATCTTCTAATCCTATTCCCCATTGATAAAATATTGCATGAAGTATTTCATGAATAAATGTATTTGTATGAGAAACAGAATCTTCCTCTAAAGATAAAGCTATTACTCCATCAGTTGTAAGAAATTGTCCATTTATTTCATTACATTTAGATACAATAGAATCTAGACTTTTAATCTTATAATCTCTATATCCTATTTTAATATTTGTTTTAATATCCGAAATTTTCATCTATTGGTTTATATTGTCTTTCTCTTGATAAAGGAGAGTGTGTTTGTAAACTATGTGGATGAACAGGTCTACTCATACATCCATATCTTAAAGCATCATATGCATGGTCTTCTGCTTTAGTATCTACATCTTCACTATTATTTTTATCTAGTGGAAGCATAGGCAAAGTTCTTAATAAATTTTTACAATTATTTAAAATATACAAAGTAGGTTCATTTGTATTTTCATTTAACTTTAATCGTTTATGGATTTCTATTTTACCATTAATACGACTTCGGGGGCTACGGTCAGAGGGTCTCCATCGACAACCTTCTTTAATCATTGTTTCTGCAATGCTAGGTCCAATGTCACCTCTGTTAGCCCAAGTAGAAGAGTCCAATACACCGTACCGAATATATTCACCGTATTCTAATTCTAAAACTTTTCTTGCAAACTCATCTGCAGTTACTCTTTGTGTATAGAGTTCTCGATAAACATACATGACATTATCATGGTCTACTGCAAACCATAAACAACAAGCTGGTGAACTATACCCCCAGTCTGCTGCTCTAAACTTCATCCAGTTATTAGGTATCTCAAAATTTTCTAGAACATGAATATCTCTATTAAATTCTGGAAAACTAGAATCTTCATAAGCATCCCAATCACCTTCTAAAAACTGTTTACGTTGTACTTCAGGTAAAGAAGAAAGCATAATAAGATAATCATCTGTTTGCATTAAATAAGGATTATCTTGTAACTTTGCAGGGATAAATCTTCTTGTAATAGATTTTGTTCCTGCCATTGTAGGTATTTCTACATTAAAAGCTTTGTTAGGCTCACCGGGTTCAACAAACATTTTTTTTACCCAATGAGAACCTACGTTTCCGGGGTTACCTGTTGCTCTCATATACACAGGTATTTGAGGGTCAACGCTTCGTAAAGAAGACCGAAGAAAATTATAAATATCTTCGGTTGGATACTGAGGTAGTTCATCTATTCCAATCCAAGTGTATGATTGTCCTTGGTAACGTAATACATCAGTTAAGTTCTCTGCGTATCCAAACTCTATTCTAGCACCTGAAGGAAATCTCCATTCTTTTTCTTGCTCTCTCCACTTTGCACCGGGATAAGCTTTAGGATAAAGATTAAGAGAGTGATTAATAATATCTCTTAATTCAGGCATCGTACGTCTAATAAACAAACCACGATGAGCAGCTTTGTGACAGTATCTTAATGGGTCAATTAATAACGCATAAGATTTTCCACCACCTCTTGCACCTCCATAAAATACTTCACGTTCAGGTGCGGCTAGAAATTCTGTTTGAGGTCCTTCGTTAGGTTGAAAGATAACCTCTCGTTCACCAATTACTTTTTGAATACTTGGTGTTGTTTCATCTATTTGGGATGTTTCTAATACAGTAGAAACTTTCCCTTCTAAAGCATTATCTAAATCTTTTAATTTTTCTTTTTTAGTCTTATACTTTTCTTGCTCTTGTTTATATTTTTCTCGAGCCTTCTCTAACTGCTTATAAGAATTAGTTAAAGATTCAGTAGCAGACTTTTTTGCTTTAGCTACAGATTCAGAAATCTTAGGAGTAATAACTTTTCTTTTTCGACCTTTAGCTTTAGGCTTCGGTGGTTCTACCAACCTCTCATTAGAATCTTGCGTAATCCCATGCCCGTCACTTTCCTGTCTGTTTTTCTCATCAACCATTCTGCAACTTCCTTATACGAGCAATTGTTTAAATATTTTTCTGCTTCTTTTAATGCGTCTAATTCTGATTCTACAGGGACAAGATACTCAGAGTCATTTTCATCAACTTTATATCCGAAAGGAATAACTCTTGCTCGTCTTTTTCGTCTTTGATAATTATTCGATTGTTCCTGTTGTTCCATGTTTAGGTGGTAAAATAAATATTCCTGTTGCTTGTTTGACGTTCATGTCAATACGCTCTTTTTTAGAGACACCTACTCTATCTAAAATTTGTTTTGCAGCTTCCATTCTAATATTAACACCCGGTGTTGAACCATCTTCATCTAAAGCATTAATCATTCCTAATGCTGCTTTAGGAGAATGAGCGGCTAATATTTCTTCTGCTCGATTAATAATTTCTTCTTTTAAATTTCTAACTAATTCAGGGTAGTATGACTCAGAGTATCCTGCTATTTCGGCAGCTTGTTTAGCATTACCGTTTGCCTGACCAAATAATGCGGTTAGGAAAGTCTTTTGCTGTTCTGAGATTTCTGTTTTCTTAGGTTTGTCAATATTAAACATAAGTTATTAACACCTATTCTCTATTATACATACGGATAAACTACTTGTCATTAAAATTATACACCCTTTTTATGTTTTTGTGATTTTGGAGGTGATTTTTTGCTACCACTAGGTCCTGCCCAAAAGAATTTATCAGCCCAGTATGCAGCACTAGTCTTTCCTCTGGCTATATTTTTAGCATGACGTGACTTAAAAGATTTTCTTGCCTCAGCAGAATAATTGTGTCCCATTTTTTGGTCACCAAATCTAATGATTTTAACATTCTCACCATCTTTTACAGCTACAATTCCTTTTTTAGTAGGATGATTAGGTGTTTTTTTTGGTGAATTTAATTTAGATAGACCATATTTCTTTAATTTGTTTTTAATTGATTCTACTGAAGGCATAATTTTTAGGATTTCTTTTTTAATTTACCTGCTTTTGATAAAGCTATAACGATTGCTAAAGTTTGTTTAGCCTTTTTAGGACTGTTACCTGTATTTTTAGCATAGGTTTTTTCTGCCTTTGCTCTTTTTTTACTAGGTTTAGAACTTAAAAGTTCTTTAATGTTTTCTTTAACAGTCTTTTTAGACTTACCTTTTTTGAGAGGCATTATTTATTTCCTTTTTTCTTAGCATTTAAATATTCACGAAGAGTATTAAATCCTGCTTTTTTAACTTCATCTAAAGTTACAGTACTGTAAGTATTACCTTTCCAAGTAAAAGTAGAATCAGTTCCTTTTTCTTTTCTTGCTTTTTTAAAAGCTGCACCAAAAGAAGATAAATCTGTTGCTGATGTGCCAGTATTATTACCTTTATCTATTTTTTTATTAGATGATGAAGTAAACATACCTTTAGATATGTCATTACCTTTAGGTAAAATAGGAGTAATTGCAGTCGCTCCTGTTAAGGCTAAACCTGCTGCTCCCATTTTAGTTTTTGGCATAAGTCTACCTAGAACACTTTTAGATGAAGCTACATTTGCATTTGCTTTGCCTGCAAGGTTAGAATCATCATAGTATTTAACTAACTCATTCTTTTTTACTGGAAGTTTATTTTTATCAAACTTTTTAAAATTCTTACCATAGTACTCTGCTTGTTTGTTTTTAGTATCAAATACTTTAGAACCTTCTTTTTTCTTTAGTGCTTCATCAAAAGTATCTTTTTTATTTGACTTTTTAATTTTAGGATTTACTTTTGGTGTTTTAGTTTTAGTTGTTTTCTCAATAATCTTTTTACCATCCCAAATTAATTTATTTTTTGTAATAAATTGTTTTACATCTTTTAAAGCTTTCGCTCCATATTTTTTTGTAAATTCTATTGCTCCTTTTGAAAGGAACACTTGTGCCATTTTAAGCATTACGCTCTACCTCCATTTTTATTCCTAGCAAAGGAACGATTTTTATATTTACTTACTACACGTAAGTTTTTCTTTGAGTTGTTCATTGGATTTCCATCCTTGTGGTCAACATCTTTCCCACTTCCTTTTTTGACAAAACCTTTTTTCTGCATTTCTCTTCTGGCTTTGTCTCGAGAAACTCTTTTCTTAATGGCTTCAGGTTTACCTTGATAAGAAGAATATTCTTTTTTATAATCCCTACCAGTAGATTTATTACGTACTCTTTTTTTTTCTGCCATTATTTTTTCTTTAACTTAGTAATACTTGTTCTAGTAGTACCTGTTGTATTTTTTAACATTCCTTTAGCAATATCTGTTCCTTTTGTTAGGTAGTTATAATCATAACCTTTACCTACAAACTTAGGACTTAACTTTTCAAATAAAGGTAACTTAGAAGCAGGTGTTTGCTCTAAAGCAGATTTCATTTTTTCTACTTTAGTAGGATTTTGTTTCATAAAGTCTATAGCCTTATCCACTGCCTGTTGACCAAATTTTTTAATAGCGGGTGATTTTAAACCTGCTATTAACATTTTAATTATTGCGTTCATTAACCGATGACTCCTTTAATTATTGCAATAGCTATAATAACAGCTACAGCACAAGCAAACATCTTTCCTTGTTTGTTTAGGTTATTCCATTTTTCTTTTAACCATTCTATTTTTTCTTTCATGTTACCCTCCTATAGGCTCTTGTTTTATTTGCGATACGTTTTGGTTGTTTCACAAACTGTTTTCCTTTTTTGTTACCTTCTGCTTTTGCTTTATTGGTTGCAGCTTTTTCTGCTTTACTTAAAGCTGCCCAAGCTTTTTTGGGTAAGTATCTTCTTTTACCTTCAGACTTCTTACCGGAAGAAGTAGTCCATTCTTGTTCTGTCCACTTCTTTAAACTCTTCTGTGATTTTTTTAAACCTTTACTCATGCATATCCTCTGTAATATCAAAACCTTTACTTCTTTTAACTACATATTTTTTTGCAGCAGGTTCTGAATTAAAAACATCTAAAGCTTTTACTTTTCCTTCTTTAAACATTTTAATAACTTCTTCTTCTGAGTATTGTTTACCGTTAATAACACTGGGGGCTACTACCCATTTCTTTCCTTGTCTACCTAAAGATATTGGAAAATGAACAGTAACCTCGTGTGACATTACTTAAGTTTAATTTTCTTACGTGCTGTGGCACTTAACTCTTTGTAATGATAAAGTCTTTGACTAGTTTTTGTATGTATCTTACCTGTATGGATTTCTCCATTAGGCATAGCATGTTGGAAACCTTTCCACTCTGTGCCATCTTTTAAATAATGTCCCTTGGATTTCCAAGATGATGATTTTGTTTTATATGCCATGTTATCTTATTTGAGGTAAATAATGTTCTTCCACTTTTATTGTAATCGTAACATTATTATTACTACTACATAATCCTCTAAATTTATCTCCTTGATATAACCAAAAGCCATCGGTTATTTGTATTAAACCATTAGCTATTAATTTTGTTGTTTCGGCTAAAGTGTAATATGTTGTATTAACAGAATCATACCAGTCTAAAGAAAATGTTAATTGATTAGAAGTATTGTTAGCAATATAAATACTTTTAATTTCTGCTTCATAATTATTAGGAACTGTATAAATATCCTGATTAGATGTTGTTAATTCAAAACTGACTGTTCTACTTTTACTTGCCATTAATATCCATCCTGTACTAATAATAAATCAAAAGATGCAGAAGCAGAAGAAGTAGAACTTGATTTACCTGATATATAAATATCTGACTTTTGAGGTATTACATTAATTGCATTAAAGATAACAGTTGTCTGTCCACCTCTAA